GGCTGCCGGGGGCCGGGCAGGTGGCGATCCTTCAGGCCGCCCGAGTTCATGAAGAACCTGTCCGCGATGATCTGATTGGAGACCGACACCTTGAAGTCCCTTACGCCCGCCACCGCGGTCACCGCCGAGGCGAGCGCGGTGGAGGTCGGGGCGGTGAAGGTGCCGCTGTAGATCGTGGCGTCCTCGACGGTGAACAGGTTGCCGCCGGCCGGGTAGGACGGCGAGGTGAGCGCCGTCGCCGTGGTCCAGTTGCGGCAGTCCCACGTCGTCTTCAGGATGGCGATGTCACCGACCGCGCCACCCAGCTCGAACGCCGAGACGGTGGAGCCGGAGAAGGTGATGGGGCGGATCGTGCCCACGTGGTTCGGGACGCCGTACTGGAGCGTGTACGACGGCAGGGTGTCGGCGAAGACGTGCACCTGCTGATACGTGGAGCCGGACACCAGCGCCGACGCACCCGCGCCCATGCACGCCTCCAGCAGCATGCCGAGACCCTTGCTGAAAGCCTCCACCGTCAGGTCGCCAGACGCCTGGCGGGTGGTCTGGACCCGGCGCGCTGAGCGGGCCACGCGCGAGCCGGGGCGAATCCCGGAGCCCTGCTTGATGCCTCGGTCGATGCTGGGCACCTTGGCTTCGGTGATCTCCAGCCAGCGGTTCGGGGTGACCGCGGTGCCGAACGTCGACTCCTTGCCGATCCCGACGCTCCAGTCCTGAAAGTTCGGCATGACCTCAGCCCTTCTTCTTGTCGGCCTCGGCGGCCTCGGCGGCCTCGTAGTTGCCGGTGGCGATCCGGTCCTCAGCCACCTCGTCGGAGACCTCCACGACCTCTCCGGCGGCCACCACGCGGCCGATCAGCAGGTCCTCGACGTCCCCGAGAGGGTTGATGTTCTTGATGCGCACGGGGGTCTCCTCAGATTCGGGTGCGACAGGTGATGGTGGCGGTGATCTCGCCGATACGGCCCGACGCGTAGCCGTCGGCGTCCGTCTTGTATTCGGCCAGCTCGTGGCTGGACACGATCGCATCGCGACAGGCGCCCCCGAGCGTCGCCGCAGTTCGGTCGCGGAAGTGGCCTTCGAGGACGTCGAGCATGTCGTAGGCGGCCTCGGTGGCGGCCTGCTGCGCGTCATCCCACGACTCGCCATCGCCGGCCACCGCGATCGAGAGGATCACCTGGATGTCGGCGATCTCCTCGCGGGACCGGGTCGCCCCGCCGACGGTGGGCCGCTCGTGGGTCACCGACGCGCCGGCGACCGAAGCCATCTGGTCGGCGAGCGACTGGGGCGGACCGTAGGACACCCGGGCGTCCGGGAACAGGCCGCGCAGCAGGTCGCACAGCTTGACCTTGAGGGCAGGGACCGCGCTGCTCATGCGAAGCCCCACACGGTGCGGTACGGCTCCAGGAGCTGCTCGGCGCGGCGCGGGATCGCGAACCCGGTCGGGGCGTCCGCGATCTCGCCGCGGACCGCTGAACCGCCCGCACGACCCTGCCGGCGGGCATTCCACAGGTGGGCCAGGATGATGCCGGCCGCCTGGGTCACCGACGCCGGTGTCGGCAGGCCGCCGGCCACCACGGTGACCTGTGCGCCCGCCGTGTAGGCCGGATCGGTGATCGTCAGCACGCCGGCCACGAATGTGTAGCCGGTGATCGCTGTCGAACCGACCGTGACCGACTTGATCGTCGCGACCGGCCACGGCGTGGTGAGCGGTGACGGATCGTCCGATGACCACGTGTCGCGCCGGTCCTCCATGCGGCCACAGATGCTCTCGACCACCTCAGTGGCGCTCGGGATGTCGATGTCCAGCAGCTCCTGATTGCGATCAGCGTTGGCGCCCTCGACCCAGCCCAGTGCAGCCCGGGCCTGATCGAGCGTCAGGATCTGGGCCATGTCACTCCTTGTCGGGCTCCGGAACCCCCAGCGCGTCGCGGTACTTGGCCAGTTCGGCGTCGACGGCCGCCACGCGGTCGTCCTTGCCGCGGGTCACGTAGCCCTGACGCTCGATCTCCAGCGCCGTGATGTAGCGCTCGTCGCGGCCACCCAGGCCCTTCGCGCGCTCCTCGGCCGCCTTCTTCCGGTTCGTGCTCGGCATGCTCACTCACTCCTTCTGGTGCGCGTGAGCACGCCCGCCGGAGTCGATGTCTCGGCGGGCGTGCTCACGGTGGGGATCAGGCGAACGCTGGGGTCGTCAGACCCGTGCCTGCGATCTTCTGCGCGTGCGGACGGCGGGCGTAGGTGTAGGCGAAGTAGCCGTACACGACCAGCAGCACCTGCAGGTTCGCCGCCTTCGTCTGCTCGGCGCGGATGAGCAGCGGGGCGTTCGGGTCCTCCCACAGGTGGCACTCCGACGGGGACGCGAAGTAGATCTCATCCTCGTTGGTTCCCGCGCCGAGGTTCGTCGACACGTTGTTGTCGACGATCACCGGCGCTCCCGACGGCAGGACGCCGCGGAAGCCCGACCCGTACTTCTCGGCGTAGTTCACCCCGCTGAGCTGCGTCGGGACGCCCGGCTGGCCGAACATCGGCCAGGTGCTGGTGAGCTGGCTCTGCAGCCAGTACCAGCGCCGGGAGTGCATCACGGCGATGGTGTCGTTCGCCGACTGGTCGAGCAGCGCCGCCTCGACGGCGGCCGGGCCGGCCAGCAGCTTCGGGTACAGCTCGCCGGCGGTCGGCGTGCCGTCGGTGTAGGCGATCGACGTCGCCACGTTGGTGAGGCCGTTCGTCGCCTGGTTGAGCAGGATGCTGTCCAGGTTCGTCCCGTAGGCGCGGAACAGGTCCTCCAGGGTGGTCGCCTCGACGCCGATGCCGCGCTCGACGGCCTGCCGGGACAACGTCTGCTGCCCCGCGGCGGTCTGGATGTTGACCGTCAGCAGGGTGTCGTCGATGTCCGTCTCGGACGCCGCGGTGCCCTCGGATGCCTGCACGCCGACACTGGTGCCGGTGGTGACCCGGCCGATCGAGGCGGTCATGCCCGTCTCGGGCAGGTCGTGCTTGCGGCAGGCGTCGGCGAACGGCCGCCCGGCCTTGGCCTGCGGGGCGTACAGGTCGACCAGGTACTGCGGGACGACCAGGCCGGCGAACGCCGCGGTGCCGACCGCCCGATCGAGCAGTGGGCCGCGGAGGGTCCGCTCCTCCTGCATGTGGCGATCCAGCCGCATCGCCGCGCCGCCGTTGTTGAGCGCCTGGGCCGCGACGTCGGACAGGAAGTTGACCCCCTTCGGGTCGGCGTCCTGGCGGTAGGTGCGCGGCTCGTCGCCGACACGGACGGAGGCCGTCTCGCGGGTCGCGGCATCCTCGGCGCGGGCGGTGGTGGGGGTGATCGACGCCGACAGGCGGTCGATGGCCTCATCGGTGCGCAGCTCGGCCTCGTAGCCCTCCAGCCGGGAGCGCAGCACCGCCAGCTCGGCGTCGATCTCACCGCGGGCGGTGATGATGCCGGTCTCCTCGCTGGTGTCGTAGTCGTCCTGACCGCGCAGCGCGTTGAGCGCCTCGGTCTGGGTGTTGCGGGCGGCGATCCGGGAGTTGATCTGCTCCCGCAGCCGCTTGATCAGATCCTCGAGCCTCATGCTCGGTTCCTTTCGGTTGGATTGGGTGAATCCGGGCAGCACGACCGGCCGCGGAGCGCCTCGGCGTCAGCGGCAGCTACCTGCCAGGGCTTCCCGTTCAGATGAACGGGATCTGCGGCTCTTCGACGGCACGCACCCTCTGGCGCCTGCTCGGGAATCGCTGCAGCAGCTCGCCCAGGACGGCGCGAGCCTCTTCGTCGGACGCCTCCCGCAGGAGTGCCCGATAGTCCGGATTCGCCCTCAGGCCGCCGGAAGTGTGCGGGTTGGCACCGAAACCGACGATCGCCACGTCACCGCGGTGGATGTCGTAGGAGTTGATCCGGTACTCGGTGTAGTCGGGCGACCAGACGCCCTCGGTGATCCGGAAAGCGAAGCTCATCTCGTCGATCAGCCCCGACCGAAGCTTCGGCGCGATGAACGCCACATCGACGTCGCCCGGATCCAGCTCGGGCGCCAGGGTGCGCAGGCCGGTGTCGTCCTCGGCGAGAGTCAGCGACCCGTTCGTGGTGCGGGCGATCCGGTGCAACTGCATGTGCTGCAGCACCAGCGGAACGTCCAGGTCCGGGGTCTTCAGCGACACCTCGCCGGCTCCGGCCGACATGATCTCGGTGTACGGCCCGTACCAGTCCCACATCTCGTAGCCGCGCTCATAGACGGTGGCATACCCGTCGAACTCCAGCCGCCCGGCGTCCGGGGCGTCCCGCAGCTGGATCGCGGCGCGGGTCACCATGCGGTCCAGATCGGGGCCGGATGCGGCGGCGCAGCGGCGCTGGCCGGGCTGGGTGGCGCGGGTCACGACCGATGCCCGGCGGGCGGCAGCGGCTTCCTCTCGCGAGAGCAGGATCGGCTTGCTCATGCTGGCAGTCCCTTCGGGGTCGGCTGCGGGTTCTTGGTGCCGAAGAGTCGGTCGAATTCGGCCAGCTGCTCATCGGTGTACGGCTCCCTGTCCTCCAGGGCGCGGAGTTCGCTCGGCGCACGCAGCCGTGCATCGACCTGCACCTTCATCAGGTCGGCGGCAGCGGCCGGGTCCATCGCCAGGAACGCGGCCCGGTTGAGCTTCGCGAACTGCGGCTTGGGAAGCATCGACGAGAGGTCGTCGTCGGTCCGCTTGAGCGCCGGACCCATCCGCATCACCATGAAGTCGAGGTTCTTCTGCGTGATGTTCTGGTACTGGATCACCGCGGTGCCCTGCACCGACACGTCGATCAGGTTCGCCGGAGTCTCCATGTAGCGGCACAGCTCGACGTCGGTGTGATTCATCGCCTCCAGGAAACCGGCCTCGGCCGCCTTCGCCTGGATCGGGGTGAAGGTCCAGTCCGAGCCGGTCACCAGCAGGTCGCCGGCCTTCTGCGACTCCTTGAACTGATCCTTGATCGCCTTCGCTTGCCGGCGGTTCAGGGTACGAGCGGTGTTCTTCATGTGGCCACCCGGGAACGCTGAGTTGCCGAACCAGTCGGCGGCGAAGTCCCGCGCCGCAGCCGAAGTCTCGATACCCAGCAGAGCGAACGCGATCGGCGACAAGCCGATCGGGTTGCCGGGCAGCAGCGCTCCCCGGGCGTGGTAGACGTCACGCGGCTCCATCACCGTGCGCCCGAAGCGATACTCGACGATCCGCCCGCGCTTCACCCGGCACGTGACATCCTCGGTCGGCACGAGCTGGATCTGCGACGGGTTCTGCAGCATGTCCCGCTCGGTGATCTCACCGAAGCAGTTGCCCCAGATCTTTATCGCCAGACGGCGGGCGTACAGCCACTCCGCCATCGAATCGGGGTGCCCCTGTGCCAGGCTCGGTGTGGTCCCTGG